TGTTACAGCCGCCGCGGCGAACCCTCTTACGATCGGCACTGGTTTAAGTGGAACAAGCTATGACGGCTCGACACCAGTAACGATTGCCATATCAAACACAGGCGTTACGGCTGCTTCCTATGGCGCAGCCTCCAAAACCCTGACCGCTACGGTCAATGCTCAGGGTCAGTTAACTGCACTTGCCGACACAAATATCGCAATTACGAATACTCAGGTGTCCGGCCTGGGGACGATGTCAACTCAGGATGCTAACAACGTTACGATCACCGGCGGGTCAATTAATGGCACAGTGATTGGTGCGTCCACTGCCGCGGCTGGCACGTTTACGTCGTTAACGACCACTTCAGGCACGATCAGCACGACGCCTACAAGCGCAAACGATATTGCCAATAAGTCCTATGTCGATACGATCGCGGCGCAGGGCATTACCTATCACACGCCGGTTAAGTACGAGGTTCCAAGCACGACCGGCAACCTGACCGCGACTTATAACAACGGCGCATCAGGGGTTGGTGCTACGCTTACTAATGCAGGCACTTTGGCAGCCTTTGCGCCGGATGGCCCGACTGCGTCCCCTGGCGATCGCATTCTGGTTTACAACCAAACGAATGCTGCACAAAACGGCGTTTATACGGTTACCACGGTTGGCAGCGGGTCTGTCGCTTGGGTTCTTACTCGAGCCACCGATGCGAATAGTTACGGGTTGAAAAGCCCGACGGCCCTTGGCGAAGGCGATGCTTTCTTTGTCACGTCGGGCGATACCGGCGCCGGTGAAACTTATGTCTGCAATACCTCGGGCACAATTACATTCGGCACGACGGCGATTACCTTTGCGCAGATTTCGTCCGCCCAGATTTACACGGCAGGCACGGGTCTTAATTTCTCGCCTGCCACCACTATCAACATCAGCAACACGGGCGTAACGGCAGCCGCTTATGGATCTGCCTCCCAGGTTCCGACCTTTACGGTGAATGCCCAGGGTCAAATAACCGTCGCCGCGAATACCTCGATCGCCATTAACGCGAATCAGATTACCTCCGGCTCGATTACCAACGCTCAGCTTGCCAATAGCTCGATCACCATTAACGGCAACTTGGTTAGCCTGGGTGGATCGACGACGGTTACGGCAACTACAACGGCAGCATTAACCGCTGGAACAGGACTAGTCTTTAACAGCGGTACAACCTTCGATGGATCAACCGCTAAAACGATGTCGCTTGATGTAAGCGGCGTATCGGCTTCGACTTATGGATCGGCTTCTCAAGTGCCTGTTTTTGCGGTCGATACTTATGGGCGCGTCACGTCGGTTACGAATACTTCGATTGCTATCGCCGCTGGTGCAGTCTCAGGCTTGGCAGCTTCAGCCACAACCGATACAACCAACGCATCAAACATATCCTCAGGAACGCTTGGCACTTCACGGCTTACCGGGTCTTACACGGGTATCACAGGTGTCGGGACGATTGCTACGGGTGTTTGGCAAGGCACTACCATCGGGGTCGCGTACGGAGGAACCGGAAACACGGCTACTCCCACGAATGGTCAGTTGCTGATTGGTAACGGCTCAGGCTACACGCTTAATACGCTAACCGCCGGAACTAATGTCTCGATCAGCAATACGGCAGGCGGTATTACGATCTCAGCCACCCCGGCTGCTGGCGGCACGGTTACTTCGGTTTCTGCATCCGGTGGTACGACGGGTCTTACGTTCTCTGGAAGCCCGATTACTACGAGCGGAACCCTAACACTGAGTGGTACGCTTGTGGTGTCAAACGGCGGTACCGGGGCCACGACCTTAACGGGTTACGTTAAAGGCAACGGCACTTCAGCCTTTACTGCATCGGCCACGATTCCCAACACGGACATCTCGGGTTTGGGTACCATGTCGACGCAAAACGCAAGCAGTGTGGCGATTACAGGCGGGACGATTAACGGCACCACGATCGGCGCAACAACGGCTGCTGCCGGAACCTTTACGACGGTAACAGCAACCACAGGCATCTACGGAGGTGCATTCTAAATGGCACAGTCAGGCTACACCCCCATCCTTATTTATGGCAGCGGAACCGCTTCGAATATCCCGTCAGCGGCGAACCTTACCTCTTCCGCTAATGGTGCCGAGCTTGCACTGAACTACGCTGACGGTAAGCTCTACTACAAAAGTAGCGCAGGTACCGTTACGCTTTTAGCTGACCAAAATGCGGTTACTGTAGCTACTGCTAACGGATTCGGAGGAACGATAGCAAAAGCGACCGCTACAACCACTCCGGCTATTACGATACGAACCTCAGTCACTGGGGTGCTTGTCGGAAACGGTACCGCAGTAGCTGCTGCCGTCTCTGGCACTGATTTCAAGACTATCAATAGCACCAGCATCTTGGGGTCGGGAAATATTAGCATTACATCGACTCCCGGTGGCTCAACCACGCAAGTCCAGTACAACAATGCTGGTGCGTTTGCTGGGTCTGCGAACTTTGTGTTTGATGGCACAAACGTCGGGATTGGTACTACCTCACCAAACACGGCTGGTTATGGTGGGTCAGTTTTAGGGATTTATGGCGCTTCAAGTACTGGCGGCAACCTTTGGCTGACATCTGACGCAACTGTCGCTGGCAATAGAGCAGGGCGAATTGGTTTTGGTACAGAGGGAAATAGTTCAAATAAAGAAATTGCTAGGGTGTGGTCAATCACAGCCGGTTCAACCGCCGGAAATCTGGGCGGTGATTTATTGTTTAATACAAAAGCAGATGGCGGGTCTCTCACCGAGCGGATGCGTATCACGGCTGCGGGTGACGTGGGCATTGGGACGAGTTCGCCGGGGACAAAACTAGACATTGCAGACGTTTCTGGCGGCGCTCCGTCATTCAGAATTACCAACAGCGTAACAAGCGCATGGATGCGTCTTGTGAATACTGGCGGCGGCAATGCGTTTATTGACTCTAATGTCGGATTCGCCTTCAGGGTTGGTGGCTCCTACACAACTGCGGCCACCCTCGACTCCTCCGGCAACCTCGGCCTCGGGGTGACGCCGAGTGGGTGGGATACAACCAATTCAGTCCGTGCTTTGCAGTTGACTCAAGGGGCTGTTTGGGGATATAGCGCGGCTAATATGTATTTGGCTGCTAATAATTACTGGAACGGCACAAACAGAATTTATCTGTCAAACAATACCGCAGGTGAATATCGCATTACAGGCAATGTTCATGCGTGGATGCAAGCCCCCTCCGGCACCGCAGGAAACGCCATCACCTTCACGCAGGCGATGACGCTGGATGCGAGTGGGAATTTGGGGGTGGGGGTAACTTCGCCCTCGTTTACCGCTGGTTCGGGAATCCACGTTTATCGTACTTCTGGCGCAGCGGTGCGAGTGCAAGACGCTAGCACGGACTTTGACGTTCTGGCATTTAACGGAAATGCAACGCTGACTAATCGCTCCAATGGGGCAATAGTCTTCGCCACCAACAACACCGAACGCGCCCGTATCGACAGCAGTGGGAACTTGGGGATTGGTCTCACCCCTGTTGCAAACAACGGAATCTTGCAGCTAAACAGCTATGGCGCAATCAAAGCGTTGATAGAGGGAGCAACAGTCTCCGCAACCGCAGCTACGGGAACTATCAATTACGATGCCGCGACACAAGCCGTGGTGTATTACACCAGCAATGCCTCCGCTAACTGGACGGTGAACTTCAGAGGATCTGGTTCGCTTTCTTTGAACTCCATGATGCAAACCGGCCAATCGCTCACAGTCGCGTTCCTTGTGACTCAAGGCTCCACGGCTTATTACAACTCAGCAGTGCAGGTAGACGGCTCCTCGGTCACCCCCAAGTGGCAGGGCGGCACGGCACCATCAGCGGGCAATGCAAGCTCGATTGATTCGTACGTCTACACCATCATTAAGACGGGCGCGGCTACGTTCACCGTGCTTGCCTCACAAACCAAGTTCGCTTAAGAGGCTGCGATGCCGTTAATTGAAACCAAAGGTGCTGCGTCCGCTCAGGGGTTTGGCGAGTTCTTACAGCAATCTGCTCCCATTTACATCGAAAACGTTTTCTCGACGTACCTCTACACCGGCAACGCTTCTTCTCTCACGATCACCAACGGGATTGATCTGTCGGGTAAGGGTGGGCTGACTTGGATTAAAGATAGGCAGAACGGAACGATTTACCACAGGTTGATGGACACCGTTCGCGGGGCATCTTGGCGTCTTGCGTCAAACAGAACCGACGCACAATCGTATGACGCTCAAGGAGTTACTTCATTTAACTCAAACGGTTTTTCATTGGGAAATTCGGACGAAGTAAATGCAGTATCAAACTACGTCTCATGGACCTTTCGCAAGCAGCCGAAGTTCTTTGATGTTGTGACTTATACGGGAACAGGCAGTGCTGGAATGATTAATCACAACCTCGGATCAACTCCAGGGATGATTATATATAAAAGCACAAGCCTGATCAACAATTGGTGCGTGTATCATAGGTCTATAAGCCCAACCAGTGCGCTTTTTTTAAACTTAACGATTGCCCAAGACTCTGGTCCTGGTTACTTTGGATCGCAGTCTGCAACGGCAACGCAGTTCCCTGTGGGGAATAACGACTTGACCAATCAAAACGGTCAAACCTATGTCGCCTACCTCTTTGCTCATGACGCAGGTGGCTTTGGCCTGACGGGTACGGACAATGTGATTTCATGCGGGACGTTTACTACTGATGGTACTGGTAAAGCAACAGTGACGTTGGGATATGAACCACAGTGGATAATTGCAAAACGAACCAACAGCGCAGGCGACTGGTATATGGCAGACGTAATGCGAGGTATGCCTGTAGGTTCTGCAACGTCTATTCTTACTGCTAATCTTAGTGCTGCTGAGTATTCTTCAGTTAACTTCTTTAGCCCAACAGCTACTGGATTTTTGGGGTCTAGTTTAGATAGTAGCGCCCCATTTATCTACATCGCCATCCGCCGTGGCCCGATGAAAGTGCCGACGAGCGGGACGAGTGTGTTTACACCTGCGACAAGAACTGGAACTGGAAGTGGAATTACGACAACAGCGGCGGGTTTCCCTGTTGATACCTATTTTGTTCGCCGTTATCCTTACGCTAGTTTTCCTAATGATATTATGGATCGCTTGCGTGGATCTCCGTCACTTGTCACAAACTCTACAGGAATAGAAAGCACTGGTAACGGACAGGTAACCTCATGGGCTGCAATGTCTGGTGTCGGGTTGGGTTCTGATGGTGAAACAAACAGCGGTATTCCTCCAGATAACCTTTATGTTGATTGGTACTTCCGCCGCGCCCCCGGCTTCTTTGATGTAGTGTGCTATACGGGGGATGGCACTACCAATAGGGCTATTGCACATAATCTTACTGTTATTCCTGAGTTGATAATAAATAAGCCAAGAAGTTATGCAGATTTTTGGGAGGTTTATCAAAAAGACCTTGGAGTTAACTCGTATATTTATCTGAACAGCACAAATGCAAACGGATCATCTGCTGGTAATTGGAGTTCAATGACAGCATCTGCATTTGGCGCTGGTTATGCGTATGCACATAATAGATCGGGTTATACCTATGTCGCTTACCTCTTTGCCACCTGTCCTGGCGTATCTAAAGTCGGCAGTTACACAGGCACAGGTGCATTGCAAACCATCAACTGTGGATTCACTGGCGGTGCTCGGTGGGTAATGATCAAGCGCACTGACAGCACTGGAGACTGGTACGTCTACGACAGCGCACGAGGCATTAGCAGTGGCACTGATCCTTACTTAGCACTAAATTCAAACGCCGCTCAAGTCACCGGCACCAATTACGTCGATACCACCAGCGTTGGGTTCCAAGTCACAGCCGCTGCCCCTGCTGGCTTAAATGCCAACGGTGGTACTTATATTTTCCTCGCTATTGCGTAAGGAGTTGTTATGGAAATCAGGGTACGCGCAACCGGCGCGGTGATGTTGGAGGATGAGTTCCGAGCCTACCAGAAGGCTATTAATGGACCGTCTTGGGGAACCACAACCGACGAAGTGTTGGAAGCATTGGGTGCGGATGTTGTCTTTGAAGGTCCGCAAGCCACGCCAACTAGGTATCAGGTTTCGTTTCGAGATGGTGTTGAGCAAGACGCTGGAGGTCGCTGGTTCACCAAGTACAGCGTAGCCGATCTTGATGCTGAAGGTATTGCTGCAAAAGACGCAGATCAATCCAAGTCGGTACGCGACGACCGCAATAAACGACTCACCGAAACCGACTGGACCCAAGTAGCTGACGCACCCGTAGACAAAGCTGCGTGGGCAGCCTACCGTCAAGCCCTGCGTGATGTACCTTCTCAAACTGATTTTCCTTGGGACGTTCAATGGCCAACTCAACCGGAGTAAATTATGACAGTCAACTGGAAAATCAACGCTCTTAACTGCAAGCCAAAGGAAGGCAGTCTCAACAATGTCGTTATCACTGCCCATTGGCAATGTGATGCTACCGATGGCGAACATAACGCAAGCGTTTACAGCACGATCAATCTGGACAGCCCTAACGCTCAGTCGTTTATTCCATACAATCAGCTTACAGAGTCGCAGGTTGTTGCTTGGGTTAAGTCAGCCATGGGCCAAGAGGCTGTTCAAGCTGCTGAGGAATCGGTGGCGCAGCAGATTCAAAGCCTTATAGCCCCAGCCGTCGTGACACTGCCCTTACCTTGGTCAACTCAACTTTAAGAGGTTTGTATGAAACTTCATATTCCCATCGAACTCGCTAATCAGATCATTGGCTACCTGGGCACCCGCCCGTACCAAGAGGTCTACCAACTAATCGACGGCATGAAGGAGGCTGCAAAGCCACCGATGACCCCCTTGCAAGAAGTACCAACCGAGGAACAAGAGGCGGCTTAAATGAGCGACGACCTGGACAAGCGCTTATCGGTACATGAAGCGATTTGCGCAACACGTTATGAAAATATCGAAAAGCGCCTTGGCGATGGTAGCAGGCGCATGAAGCATATTGAGTGGCTGTTGTACATCACGATTGCTGCCGTCTTGCTTGGTCCAGGTGTCGCGGCCATGTTCGTTAAGAAATTGCTTGGGATATGAGCCTTGACCTTTTTGTGTTTATTCATTCTGTGGGTTTGCCTATTGCTTCCGCTTGCATTGGCGGTTACTTTGTTTTCTTAACGCTGAAGTACATCTTGGCAGGTGTTACAAGCTCCATCAATTCAATTTCCAGCATCATCACACAGCTTGAACAACGCGTTGATACGATGAACACGCAGCTTCAACGAATAGACATCAAGGTCACGCACAGCTTAGGTCTTGAGCCTGACTACGAGCGCATAGCCCGCGCAGAAAAGGCGGATAACCGGAAAGACTAATGGACTTCAACGTCAGCAAACTGATTGAAGAATATGGTTTTCCGACTTTAGCAGTCGGTGGGCTTATATATCTGGTGTATTACGTTTGGCGCTGGTCAACCGAAGAAATTGATCCGGTGTTATCAACAGCCAAGAAGTCAGTTATATCCCTGATTGATCGAGTGCGGATGCACGATAACGATTTGATTCGGCTAGATGAAAAGATTGATACGGTCCGACGGCTGCGCGGAGAGAAGATTGACCGTGAAGCTAGACGCGCCAAGGAAGAGATCAATAAGAATGGAGAACACTGATGTTTGAGTTACTCGGCGGCGGTTTGCTTGGCAGTATCTTTGGAGGTCTGTTTCGACTCGCCCCTGAAGTCTTGAAGTTCTTGGACAAGAAGAACGAGCGTCAGCACGAGTTATCCATGTTCCAACTCCAAACCGACCTCGAAAAAATGAGGGGCGAGTTCAAGATGGAGGAGAAGTATGTGGACTACTCGATCTCGCAAATGGACACGATTAAGGAGGCTTTTAAGGAGCAAGCCCAAACGGCAAAAGAGGCTGGCTGGTTTGCTTCTTTTATCACTGCTATTACCCGCCCCGGTCTTACTTGGATTGCATTTGGCGTATATGTGGCTGTCAAAGCTGCTGGCTTAACGATAGCCTTCCAGACCAA